GACTGAAGAGGAAGACAACAAGGTCGAAGATAAGGTCGAGGACAAGGCTGAAGACAAAGCCGAGGACAAGGCTGAAGACAAAGCCGAGGACAAGGCTGAAGACAAGAAGGAAGAAAGTGCTCCCGAAGAGTACGCTGATTTCACGGTCGCGGATGGTTTTGAGGTTGATAACGAGCTTTTGACCACTTTCCAAGAGTACGGCAAAGAGAATGGCCTGACTCAGGAAAGCGCTCAAAAGCTCGTTGACCTCCATACCCAGACGGTCCAGGGGATTCAGCAAGGTCAGATGGATGCGTGGGACAAGTTGAAGGAAGGCTGGGCAGGAGAGATTCAAGCCGATGTCGATTTACACGATGATAAAGGCAACTCTGAAGCTGCCGTCGCCACTGCCGGGAAAGCCATACAGGCACTCGGCGGAGAAGAATTAGAAGCTGCCATGGACTTGACTGGGGCGGGAAACCATCCAGCGGTCGTGAAGGCTTTCTACGAATTGGGGAAAAGGATGCAGGACGATAATATCGTCTTTGCGGGAGGCGGCGAAGATACCCGCACCCCGGCAGAAAAACTTTACCCCTCCATGGTTAAGAAATAACTAGGAGACTAACAGCATGGCTACGCTGTCCGCGAACAACCCCACACTGCTCGACCTTGCGAACCGGACTGACCCGGATGGTAACATTGCGCAGGTTGTGGAGATTCTGAACGAGCACTCGGACGTTCTGGATGATATGACTTTTGTTGAGGGCAACCTCACCACGGGTAACAAGACCACCCAGCGCACGGGTATTCCGCTGCCCACATGGCGCAAGATGTACGCCGGTGTGCAGCCGACCAAGTCACGGACCACGCAGGTAACTGACACCACGGGTATGCTCGAAGCGTACGCGGAGGTTGACATTGCACTGGCCGACCTCGCCAACAACACGGCTGAGTTCCGCATGTCGGAAGACAAGCCGCACATCGAAGGCATCCATCAAGAGCTGACGGACACCATCTTCTACGGCAACGAAACCACTGAGCCTGAAGCCTTCACGGGTCTCTCGCCGCGCTACAACAGCCTGTCCGCTGAGAACGCTGATAACATCATCGTCGGCGGCGGCGCGGGTGCGGACAACGGCTCCATCTGGCTCGTTGGCTGGGGCGAGCAGTCTTGCTTTGGTATCGTGCCGAAAGGCTCAAAGGCGGGCATTCGCCAGGAGGACAAGGGCCAAGTCACCATCGAGAATGCTGACGGAAGCAACGGTCGTATGGAGGCATACCGGACGTGGTATCGCATGGACGCGGGCCTCACGGTTCGCGACTGGCGTTACGTCGTTCGTATCCCGAACATCGACAAGTCTTTGCTGTCCACCGTTTACACGGCGGGCGCGTTCGCTTCCGGTGCCCACCTGCCCGAGTTGATGTTCCAGGCCATGGAACTCATCCCGAATCTCAGTGCGGTTCGTCCGGCATTCTACATGTCGCGTTCGATGCGTACTACGGTTCGCCAGCAGACCTCTGCTGCGGTTCAGGGCTCCGTGCTGACCACTGAAATGGTCGGCGGCAAACTGGTGGAGTCGTTCCACGGTATTCCTTTGCGTCGTGTTGACGCTCTTTCGGCTGACGAGGTTCTCGTCACCTAATCGGTTCGCTGGGCTAGTCTAGGGCGGCTGGCCCAGCACCGGGCTTCATTTCTCTCCAGGAGACACGACTATGATTATGGATTCGACTGCTGAATTCTGCGATGCAACTTCGGTTGCGGCTGCGGCGAGCGTAGCTCTCGTCGGTAATGTGATGGACTTGGGGGCCGATGGACGCGATATCGGTAATTCGGGTCCGTTATTCTTGGTCATCACTTGCTCCACCGATATCATCACGGGCGGCGCGGCGGGAACTATCTCGTTCCAGCTTGCTTCTGATGCTCAAGCGGCAATTGCGGTTGATGGCACTGCTTCCGAGCACATCATCACCCGCGCTTTCATCACCGATGATGCAACCCCGAATGAGCTGGACTCTGGACAGCTTATCGTGGCTCAGGCACTGCCGATGGCGGGTCTGGATGCGTACGAGCGCTACCTCGGTATTCTCGTCACCATCGCAACCACTACGGTAACGGCGGGCGCAATCAACGCCTTCCTCACCCCGGATGTGGCGGCATGGCGCGCAGTGGCTGACGGCATCAACTAAGTAGGTCGGCTCTGGTGTCACGTGACACCAGAGCCTCTCTTAGCGGGAGAGTTGCTCGTGCAGATGAAGTCGATGAAGTTGTCGCCAGCCGACAAGAAAGCCGAAGAGAAGAGCATGGAGGTGTCTTCTGATTCGCAGGAGTATCCTTGGGGCCTGACCCTGCGACTTGAGCAGGACACCATGGACAAGCTCAGTACTGGAGAGCTGAAGGTGGGGGATGAGCTGATGATGCGGGCAGCGGTCCGCGTCACGAGCGTAAGCTCTCACGACAGCGAGGGTAGCAAGACCGAGTCCTCGGCCAGTCTACAGATTACCGAAATGGGCCTCGATGCGGGGTCTACCAACAAGGAAAAAGCAGACAAGCTATTTCCTTCTACCAAGAGCTGAACAAGGGGAAGACCATGCCGAGAGTATTATTTAAGCGCCCATGGCGCACACCTCATGGACGATTTGAGAAGAGTCGGGACGGGGTGCCGAGTGAGGTGCCAGAGCGCTCGCTCCGACGTTTCCCGTTGCCCTCTGATGCGGAAATTGTGTCCGCTGACTACATCCCTCCGTCCGACCGTGAGCCCGATGACGAGCTGGCTGATGCGTCAGGGAAGACCGCAGCGCAGATTGAAGCCATGGTTCTCCAGCGGGCTGATGCGCTTATTGCCCGACGTGAGGCTGAAGCTCGGGGCGCGAAAGCTGAAGGCGTAGCCAAGGTCGCTGAGAAGGTGGCCGCGAAGGAACTCGCCGACAACCTGAAAGGCGATGCGGCAACTGTCAAAGGGAACATTGACGAGGTCGATAATCTCGAAGACCTCCGGGAGCTGCTGACCCTCGAAGAAGCGAACGGAAAGCGCAAAGGCGTTCTGGTCGGCATCCAAGCTGCAATCGATGACCTCGAAGACGCCGACGACGCCGACACTGACGCCTAAGCAGCTAACTGACACTCACGCGGAGATAGGGCCATGCCAGCCGGATTCGACCAAGTAACAATCTGCAACTTGGCCCTGTCTCACGTGGGGTCGAAGAGCACCATTGAGAGCATTGATGAGCTGAACAACCCAGCCAAGCAATGCAAGCTCTGGTACGCACCCGCCCGGATAGCAACCCTCGAAGTGTTCAACTGGGGGTTTGCCCGCAGGAGCGGGACGCTCGCACCCCACTCTGTCGCCGCTCCTACGAATCGCTGGGCCTACCGATACGCGTGGCCCGTCGATTGCCTCGCCCCCCGCTTCTTGGAAAACCCTGCGGGGCCGAACGCGGACGCGGTGCCCATGGAGACAGAGGAAGCTGACGACAACTCGTCCAGCGTCGTGACCAACCTCGAAAACGCGGTGCTGCTATACACCCGTGACGTGCAAAACCCTACTCGGTACTCCATGCACTTCACCCTAATGATGGCGCTGCGCCTTGCTGCGTTTATCAACTCGCCCCTCACGGGAAAAGTGGCTATCTACAACCGGGTCATAAACTCGTTTAATGAGATGGCCACCCAAGCTCCTTACGTTGATACGACAGCGGTTACACCTAGACCTGAGCGGGACGCTTCCTGGACAAGGGCGCGTAGCTGATGCCACGTATTATCCAGCCTTCGTTCGCTCGGGGGGAACTTGGCTCTGATTTGTGGGGACGTGTGGACGTGTCCGCCTATTCAGTGGCTTTGCGCACTGCCATCAATTGCATCATCCATGCTTATGGTGGGGTGAGTAACCGGGCAGGATTGCTTTGGGTGGGGCCATGCGCTACTCACACCGGCACTCCCCCTGCACTCATTGAGTTCGAGTACAACACCTCCGACACGTACATCCTGGAGTTTGGTGAGCTGTACATGCGGGTCATCCGGGGGGACAGCCACATTCTGGAAGCAGCCGTCGCCATCTCAGGTGGCGTCACCGGCGCGGACCCTGGAGTCGTTACGGCGGCTGCTCATGGCTATAGCGACGGGGACGACGTGTACATTGTTGATGTCGTCGGCATGTCAGAGCTGAACCAGCGATGGTTCACAGTCGCTAACAAGACTACTAACACTTTTGAGCTGACCAGTCAGCAGACCGGGGCTAGCATAGACACTTCTGGATTTACCGCCTACGCGAGCGGGGGCACGGTATCTAGGGTGTATGAGGTGGTGACCCCCTACGCTCTAGCAGATGTGAAGCTGGTTAAGCATGTGCAGTCCGCTAACGTGATGACGCTGACACACCCCGGCTACCCCCCTCAGAAGCTAACTCGGACGGACCACGACGCTTGGACGATGGTGGAGATTACTTTTGCGCCCGTGCAGGTTCCTCCTGCGGGGCTACAGACAGTTGCTACTTCCGGTTCAGGCACCTTAACCTACTACCAAGTCACTGCTACTAATCCCGAGTCTGAAGAGGAGAGTTTGCCGGGATTCAATACGGCGGGAGCCGTGTCTATAACAGCAGTCACTCAAGCCTCTCCTGCGGTCGTAACTACCTCGGGCGCACACGGGATGGTGTTTGGGGACCCGATATCCATCGACGGTATTGTCGGAATGGTCGAGCTGAACGGCAGACGCTTCACTGTAGGGACTGTGACATCTACTACGCTGGAACTGCTGGACCTGTCTAAGGCCAACATAAACAGTGCAGGGTACGCGGCTTGGAGCAGTGGCGGGGATGTAACCCCCACGTTTTATATCATAAGTGGAGCTGCTGCCCCCAACAATGCCATCTCCTGGACTGCGGCTACCGATGCGCTTAAGTATTCAGTGTACCGCAGGGAGAATGGCCTCTACGCTTGGATTGGTGATACGGAAGCACTGACATTTCAAGACAATAATCTTGCCGCGAATCTAGCTCTCAGTCCTCCCGAGGCGCGCAATCCTTTCTTGATGGTAGGTGACTATCCGGGCGTACCCTCCTACTACCAGCAACGCAAGCTATTTGGTAAGACCAACAACAGGCCCGATACCACTTTCTATTCTGTGACGGGTAGCGAAGACAACATGACTCACTCGTCCCCACGTCAGGCGGACGATGCGATTACGGCCACGCTCAATTCCCTGCAAGTGAACGAGATTCGAGCGTTTGTTCCTTTGGGTGATTTGCTGGTGTTCACTTCGGGTTCTGAGTGGAAAGTAGACTCTGGCCAGGAGACCGCTTTCTCTGCTGAGACATTGCGACAGAAGCCCCAGTCTAACTGGGGCAGCTCGCATTTGGCTCCCATACTGGTCGGGGACAAGGTTCTGTTTAACACGGAGAACAAGTCCTACGTCCGCAGCCTGGGCTATGAGATAACCGTTGACGGGTACTCAGGTAATGACATGACCGTGTTCGCTCCCCATATTTTCGAGCAGTATCCTGCGGTTGACTGGGCGTTTACGAGATGGCCTGACCCCATAATCAATATCGTACGAGCTGATGGCTGGGCAGCGTGCTTCACTTTCAACCCCGAGCAGGAGGTAGTTGCTTGGACACGCTGGAACACGGAGGGGAAATTCCTGCGAGTGGCCTCGACTCGCCCATCAGCAGATTCCGTGGACCTGTCTTCTTACTTTGTGGTCGAGCGAACCATCGGTGGTCAGAGTGCCTTCTACATCGAGCGTACCCACTCCCGTAGGTTCTTCGACGTGCGAGACTGCTTCTTCGTGGATGCTGGCTTGACTGCGGATACGCCTATCACTATCACTGGCGCGACTGCTGCTGACCCCGTAGTCATCACTGCCACTGCTCATGGCCTTAGCGACGGGGACATAGTTGACCTGTCGGATATCGAGTGGCAACCCAACGTGTCGGCCAACTACACAAAGACCCAGCCTGACCAGCTTAACAGTCGGCGCTATCAAGTGGCATCTTCACTGACAAACACCTTCGAGCTGGTGAAGACTGAGGGCCGAGCTGATATTACAGCAGCTACTGAAGCGGACCCGATTGTGGTGACTTCGATAGCGCATGGTTTGGCGGATGGAGATGTCATTGGCGTCTTTAATGTCGCGGGCATGGTGGAGCTGAACGGCAACACGTACAAAGTGGCCAGCAAGACGGATGATACCTTCGAGCTGACTGACCTATCGGATGTTGATATCGACAGCTCAGGGTTCACTACCTACACCTCGGGCGGCACTCTCTACCCTGCGGAAGACGGCACTGCTTTCAACGCTTACAAAGAGGGAGGATTCGCCCGCCTTACCTTTACGATTCTGACGGGACTGTGGCACCTGGAGGGCGAAGAGATTGTTGTCCTGGCTGATGGTAACGTGGTCTCTGGGTTGACAGTTTATCAGGGCTCAGTGACGATTGACCGTTCAAGCCGTGCTCACGCGGGTAAGCAATACATCTCTGACATCGAAACACTGGACCCGGAGCTAACAGCGGGTGGAGGCACCATCCAGGGCAAGCAGGTTCGCGTACCTTCTGTCACCATCCGTATGAAGGACAGCCGTGGCTTACTGGCGGGTCCAAACGAAGACGAACTTACTGAGATGAAGCAGCGTGAGTTTGAGACCTATGGCTCACCTACAGCTCTGCTGACGGGGGACAAAGACATGGAGATTACCCCCGACTGGGATGGGGGCGGGCGTGTGTTCATCCGCCAAGTAAATCCCCTGCCACTGACCATCACCGCAATCATCCCGTACCTGGATATTGGCGATGAAGCGGAGTAATAACAACTACTCTGTAGAGATGGCTGAGTTGAGTATGGTCATGCACGTCGCTAAGAACATGCGCCCGGAGGATGAGCAAGAATTACTCGCCACTTTCGGACAGTCGGCCAAGTCTTCAGTGATTCTTCGACAGTGCTGGTTGGTGTCACGTAACACCACTTTTGCTGGTACCTTCAAGGGTGAGCCTATCTGCGTGTTCGGCTTAAAGGTCCCTTCGATGCTCGGCAGGGTGGCCATCCCTTGGCTGGTGGGCACACGGGCTATGAGCTTGCACTCTCGCCAGTTCCTGCGGGTGAGCCGTCAAGTAGTTAAACTCTGGTCGCGGGAGTTCCCGGTCATGGAAAACTATGTTGACGCCCGGAACCTTGATGCCATCCGTTGGTTACAGTGGTTGGGGTTTAGTGTATACTTCCCCCAACCGTTTGGACCCGATGATATGCCCTTTCACCGATTTGAT